TGCTCCAAGCCCCAATCCCGATCACCCTGGCGTAGACACCACCATTGCCTCCTCAAGACAACGAACCCCCTGGAAAACAGGGGGTTCAGTCATCCCAAGCCACGCAACTTCGGCCACAGCTCGACCAGGTGGACATGCGGCCGGTCGACGACGGTGACGGCGACCAGCGCGGTGCAGTCGCCCGAGAACGACCCGTCGAAGCCCAGCACGACCTCAGCGTTATCCACAATTGTGGACAACGGGTCGGCGCAACCTTCCCAGGCGCCATCGGGCAGCCAGGCGCCATCCAGCGCGACCCACTGGCCGAGCCGGTAGCGGCGAAAGGCGTTCTCGCGCATCTTCGGCGGCAGCGTGGCTCTGAGCGCGTCGCGGTGCAGGAAGTCGTCGAGCGCCGGATTCGCCAGCGCCCACGCCTGCTCGTCGTCGAGCGCGCAGTCGGCCGGGGCGGCGAACTCGCGGAAGTAGAACGACGGGTCAGCACCGGCCCGGCCGTGGTCGACCAGGCGGCGCATCACGCCGTCGTCGCCGACCTTCGGCGGCGTCGAGATCGCCAGCAACAGGCTGTGCTCGCGCTTACCCGCCCGGGCGGCCATCGCCTCGAAGGTGTCGTCGGTGACGACGTGCAGCTCGTCGACGATCGCCAGCGACGGGTCCCATCCTTGCAGCGCGCCCGGGTCGGCCGGCAGCGCGAACAGGGTCGAGTCGGTGTGGGGTTCGAGCAGGTGGTCCTTGAACACCTGCACGCGGTCGTACAGCGCCGGGTCGAGCTCCACCATGCGGCGGGCGGTGTTGAGGATGATGCGGGCCTGCCGCTCATCGCTGGCGACGCAGATGACCTGGGCGCCCTCCACCCGGTCGGCCAGCAGCCCATACAGGCCCAGGGCGGCCGCTAGGGTCGATTTCCCGTTGCCGGCGGGGATGCTGACCAGCGCTTGGCGGGGCCTGGGCTCGTCCAGCACGCCGTGGACGATCTCACGCTGCCACGGGCGCAGTTTCAGGCGCCTACGGGCCCCGGTGCCCTTCGGGACGGTGATGTAGCGCTCGATGAAGGCGATAGCGCGGGACCCGCCGCGCTTGGGGAGGCGGCGAAGGTTGAGCGGCGGGGCGGTGACGGTGCCCTTCGGCCCGGCCTTCATCGGCTTATCCTGACGCCATGAACGAGACCAACCCGGCAACCGCCACCACCCGAGTCGCCGTCGAGTGCCTGACCCTGTGGCTGGAGCAGGACCGACAACGCGCAATCGACCACATCGCCAACCTCGAACTCGACCCGCACGGGTCGGGTCCAACCAATATCATCGTCGGCCTGCTCAACCTGAGTTCGTGGCTGGTGTTGACGCTGGCCAAGGAGCGGGGCGCCGCAACCGACGACGAGCTTCGGCAGAAGGCTGGAGACATCCTCCGCGACTTCTCGCGGCAGCTCCCCGAGTAGCCGCCTGGCCTTCATGCGGCCACTGGTCCGTCGTCGTCGGGCGGCGCGGTGAGTGTCGGAAACTCCGGCGTGCGCGGGGTCGTTGGCCGGTCGCCCACGGGGGATCGCATCTCGCGCGCGAGGATGGCGGCGGCGCGGGCGGCGTTGCACGACCGGCAGCGGACCACCAGCGGCCCGTCAGCGGGCGCTCCCAGCCCCACCATGCCGGCGTGGTCGGCGGTCAGGTCGGCGCTAGGGTGCGCGGGGCGGCCGGGCCGCTCGGAGTACCCCGGGCACCAGTCGCCCCACCGTAGGCGGTGCTCGGCCACGGCGGCGGCACGGCGGCGCCGCTCGGCGGCGTCGTTGTGCAGGTCGGGCCGGGCCTTGGCCTTACGCCGGTCGACCTCGGCGGTGCAGCGCGGGCAGCGATGGCGCCAGCGGCCGAGCTTGCCGCAGCCCAGGCAGGCGCGGCGCAGGGTCACCTGGGCTTCCGTCGCTGGCGCTGGCGTAGCTCCTGTTTGTGCTTCTCGCAGCGTTCGCCGTAGAAGATCACCACGCCGCAGTTGATGCAGCGGGCGGCGGCGGTGCCGCGGGCACTGGCCCCGCCATGGCGGGTGATGTTCATGCTCTTGCCCTTGCCCATGGCTACCGGCTGCGGTAGTAGGCCAGCCTGACGCGGGTCAGCAGCGGCAGCCCGCGCGTGTCGTCGGCGCCGCGGACTCCGGCGACCTCGGCGCCGAGGTAGGCGGGCACCCTGACCACCGCTACGTGATCCAGTGCGGCCCGGGTTCTGGTCACGCGGCGGCGGTCGGCCGACCACTGGCTACCCCCAGGGACCTCCAGGAAGCCGACCGACAGCCCCAGCGGCACGCCGTCGTGGGCCAGCTCCAGCACCTCGTCGCCGAGCGCCGTGCGGCTCACGCGCCAGGCGCCCCAGGCGGCGTCGGCGCGTTCCTCCAGCTCGACCGTGCGGCCGATCGGGAGCGTCTGCGCGTCGCGTGGGTGGGTGGCGGTGAGCGGGACCCTGGCCGGGTCGACATCGGCCAGGGCGCCGCGCTGGAACGTCTCGACCACCTCGCGGCCCCGGTCCAGGACGCGGGCCTCGACGCCCCAGGGCATGACCGGGCCGACCAGGGTGCGGCCGTCGCCGCCGTCGCGGACGTGTAGGGCGGCCTGGAACGAGCGGACGAGTAGCGTCATGCGACGGCTCCCGGTGCGGGTGGCGGCTGGTCGTCGATCCCGGGCACGGGCGGGCGATCCTCCAGCTCGCGCACCTCGGAGCGCAGGAGCCAGCCGGCCCGGATGCCGGACTCGTGGGCGGCGTAGCGGTCGCGGAGGGTGGCGCGGACGAACCCGCCGGCGTTGAACTTGGCGCGCTGGGCGCGGGGTAGGAGCTGGGTGGAGATGGCGCGCTCGACCCGGCGCAACCACGGCGCCACAGTGAACTGGAGCAGCTCGGTGGCGCGCATCTCCGGCGAGCTGTAGTCCTCGTGGCCGCCGGTCTCCCCGCCCATCATGACCGGCGGGACGCCGTAGAACCGGCAGATGGTGGCGACGTTGAACCGCTGGGTCTCGATGAACTGCGCCTCCTCAGGCGCGATCGAGATGTTGCGGTACTTGGCGGCGCCGAGCACCGCGGGCCGATGGCGGCCGCGGTGACGCAGCATCCACGTCTCCTGCAGGGTCTCGGCCTGCTGGCGGTCGAGCCGCTGCTCGGCCTCGATCACGCCGCTGGGGACGGCGCCCTCGCCGAAGAACTGTGCGCCGAACTTCTCGGCGGCCACGCCCAAGCCGATGCTCTCGCGGGCGTAGGCGATCGGCGACAGCCCCACCATCGAGCCCGGGAATGGGTACGCCTTGACGTGGAACAGGTCGGCGCGGTCGAACTCCTGGCCGCCCACGCGGATGACGGGCGGCTCGCCAGCCTGCTCTTGCACGGTCACTTGGTCGGGGTGGGCCAGGTCGACCTGGGCGGGCAGCAGCCCGGCACCGGCTCGGGCGGTGATGACGCCCCAGGCGTTGCCACGTAGCAGTAGGGACGCCATCACAGCCCAGCACCAGTCCGTCCACTCGGGGAAGTCAGCGGACGGACGTTGCAGCAGCGGCGGCAGCGGCAGCGGGTCGCGCTCGTCGCCGCGGAACACCTGAAGCGGCAGGGTACTCACGCTGTCGGCCAGCAGCCGAACGCAGCCGAACACCGTCGACAGCCGTAGGGCGCGCTCGACGGTGACCGGCTCGCCGGCCCAGGACCGCACCGGCTCGATACTGCCGATGTTGAACAGGTCCCGGTCGTGCGTGGGTGCGGCGCCATGGCCACTGCCAGGGCATCGCTCAGGTGGTGTTCACGAAGGTCTTGACGGCGCCCGTGTCGATCAGCGCGCCGTCCAGCCGCAGGATGCAGCGGAACGCGACGAGGTCGTTCTGGAACCTGAATTCGTCGGAACGCTCGAACCGGATGCCGTTGACGATCCGCACGAAGTAGCGGCTCATGTCGCCGAAGGCGATGGACTCGGCGGTGTTGGCCATGGCCGGCATGAACGGGTCGACGAACGACGGATAGCCGAGGATGCGGCCCCGCTCGGTGAGCCCCTGGACGGGCTGGCCGGTGGTGTCCTTGAGCTTGCGGACGATCACGTCGGAGGCGTTGCGGAGCAGGAACGCGGCCGACGGGGCGGCGGCGTAGGGCTCGGCCACCGACCCGATGAGGCTCCAGAGCGCGTCCGTTCCCTGGTTCGCGGTGCCCTGGGTGCCCAGGCTCGTGCCCGTGCCGGTGGGGCCGGTCACGCCGGTGGCGGCGTCCAGCAGCAGCCCGCGCGGCTCGGTCGAGCCGGCCCCGTTGATGATGTCGTCGCCGTACCCGGTGGTGCCCAGGCCCAGGCTCAGGGCGGCCTGGCGGGCCAGGAACGACAGCAGGTTGGTGGGCGTGTCGTTCGCCAGCTCTTGGCTGATCTCGAAGTAGTTGGCGTACTTGAATGCCTTGAGCGTCACGGTCGCCAGCGTCGGGTCGGACTCGGTGATCGAGGCACCCTCGCCGATGATCGCCGTGGAGACGAACCCGGTGGACTTCGGCACCACGAGATCCTCGCCGGTGGCAGTCGTGACGACCGTTGCGCCGGCGGCCATGAGGCTGCTCGTCTCCACGAGATGCTGGACGATCGTGGAGTACACGTCGGTGCCGAGCGCCTGCGTCGCCGTGGTCTTGAGGGTGTCGCGGGTGTGGACGTGGACGCGGCCGACCCTGCCCTGGACTTCGGGCATGCTGTCGGGCCACTCGTCGGGCAGGTCGGAGTAGACCTCGATCGGGGCGGGGTTCTTCGCGTAGATCGCCGACCGGAACGCGCGGGCGGTGTCGAGCGCCTGGCGCGAGAGGACGTTGCCGCGGCGGTGCTGGGCGGCGCGCAGCTCGGCCAGCTCGGCGGCGTGCGCTTCCTCGATGCGGTCGCTGGCCTCGCGCTCGGCCAGCGCGTGCTGGCGGTGCTCGGCGGCCTCCTCGGCCGTGAGATCACGGCCCTCGGTGCTGGCGCGGATGAGGATCTCGTCGGCGGCGCTCCTGGCCGCCGTGCGCTGCTCGCGCAGCTGGTCGAGCAAGGATGGCATGGGCGGCCTCTTCGTGGTCGCGGCGTCCCCGCACCCTGCGGGTTTGCTGAGCAGGGTACTACGTCCGGCGATAGGTCGTGGCGCGTACTAGTCCTCGAACTGGCGCTCCAGCGCCCTGAGCGCCTGCCACTCCCGAGTCGCCGCGGTCAGGTTGGCGCGGCCCTCGACGACGACCCAGCGGCCGTCCACCTGGACGCCGGAGAACATGTGGTTGCCGAGGATCTGCACGCGACCCTGCGCGTAGGCGGCCTCCAGTAGCTCGACGGCATCGTCGAAGCTGATGCCCAGGTCGGCGGCGACCGCCCGGACCGACCAGGTGCAGAGCACGAACAACTCGTCTTCGGGCAGCCGGTCAGGGTCGCTCATGGTCGGTGGTCTCCTTAACCGCTGGCGCCTCCGAATCAGGGTCTTGACCTGCGCTTTCAGGGTCGGGATTAAGAGCACCATCGGGTGTTGTGTCAGTGGCGGTCTCCTTAAGCTGGAGCTGGCCGGCGGGCAGCCGCCACCACCATGCCCCGCCACCGCGGCGGCCCTCCTCGCCGCGGCGCTCGACGATGACCTCCAGCGCGTCCTTGGCGCGCTTGACGGTGCTCCACGAGATGCGCTTGTCCTTGGCGAGCTTCTGCAACCAGGCCACCGGGCGGGCCTCCTTGCCCAGCGCGTTGCGGAGGAAGTCCTCGGCCGCATCCTGCTTCGGCGCCGACCGCTCGACCGGGCGGCCCAGGAGATCCTCGGCGGTGTGCTCGCTGGCGCCGTCCCAGGCGATGCGGACGGTAGGGATCTGCTCGTCACCATGTCGGAAGGTGGCACCGAGGACCCGGTAAGCCAGGCTCGGCGCCTTGGCGGCCAGGTTGGACTTGGAGACGGCCAGGATGCGGCGGTCCTCGTCGTCAGGGTCGACGCCCACCAGCAGCCCGGAGCGGGCGGCGCCGATGATGCCGATGGAGCCGCCACCGCGGTACAGCGGGTTGGTGCCGGGCGCCTTGTTGAGATGGCGCACGCAGACCACGGCGCAGCCGGTCTCCTCGGCCATCACCTTGAGCCGGAACAGGACCCGGCGGACGTCCTGGTCGCGGTGGGCGTTGACCTCGCCGGCCAGGAATGCGGTCAACGGGTCGATGATGACCAGCCCGGGGGTCGTCCAGAACGCATCGGGGGAGTCGTCGTCGGCGTAGATCAGGCTCGCGCACCACTTCTCGATGCGGTCGATGTCGGCGGGGAGCTCCACCGGCCGGGGCCCGCCGTCGTCGGCGACGTGATCAACGATCGTGACCAGTTTCCGGTTGGCGCCGGCGGCCTGGAGCCTGGGGACGATGGTGTCCTCGACGCCGTCCTCAGCCGACAGCAGCAGCACGCACCTTGCCTTGTCGAGCTTGTGGCCGTCGGGGAACGGCGAGGCGGTGCTGACGCGGGCGGTCAGGTCGATGGTGATGCAGCTCTTGCCCAGGCCGGGGTCGCCGTCCAGCATCGTGACCTTGCCGGCCGGGATGCGACCCGGCCAGACCCAGGCGACGCGCTTGGGGGCGATGCGGTCGGCGCGGACAGTGGCCAGGCCGATCCCGGTCTCCCGCTTGCGCCGCTCTGCCTCCTGCGCCATGCCGAAGGGCTCGCTCATGCCGCCCACCGTCCCCGGGCCAGCAGCCGGTCGAGGGGGACGTCCACCAGCCCGCCGCGGTAGTAGCGGGTCAACGGCATCTTCTCGTGGGCCAGCGCGGCGATCCCGAGCCGGTAGCGCTCGTCGGCCAGCCGCCACCGGGCGCGGTACTGCCGGTCCCCTCTATCGGGTAGCATGACGGTGCCGCCGTTGGTGGCGGTGCCGTTGGTCGCGGTGTAGTACTGGCCGGAGCCGGGTCGTCTGCTGCGGGGCGACCCGGCTCTGCCGTTGTCAGGCCACGGCATCGGCGCCACCCTCGGGCTCGTCCTGTTCCGAGTCTGGGCGCTCGAACAGCAACCGGAGTAGGCCCAGGAGTGGAAACTGGTCCTCCGGCACCGACCGCCACATCGCTTTGGGCGGTCTGCCGGTCACCTTCGGGGTCACGCGGCACCGTCCTGGCGCTGGGCGAGGCCGCCGTCATCGAGGGAGGCGATGAAGGCGGTCAGGTCGCTCTCTCGGACCCGGCGGGCGCGCGGGCCGACGACGACGCTAGGCAGGCGGCCGGAGCGGATGAGCTGGTAGACCCGCGTGCGGCCGTGGCGCAGCCGCTCGGCGACCTCGGGGATGGTGTAGAGCCGATCTGTGGGCATGGCTTCCTCAGCCGTTCCCCTGCCCTTGGTTGGCCTCTCACAGCCGGGGAGGGAGGCGAGTCCGGGCCCGCGCCCACAAGATCTTGAGTTGTGGCCGGCAACGTACACTAGCGGTCGTGGTTGAGCAACCCAAACGGTTCGATGTCGTCTTCTACTGCGACCAGTGCGCCCAACACTCCGGTCGTCGCCGCATCCTGGCCGCCGCTGCCCGGGATAACCGGCTACCCGAGGGTCGGCGACTGTGGATCGGCCGTCGCCTCCCACGACGGCCCAGCCAGAGCTGGCGCCAGGGCGCCCCGTTCGCTCACTCCTACAGCGGCGGCGCCGTGCCCGACAACCGCACGCGCGTCATGCTGCCGAGCGGGCGGTTCGTATGGGTTCCACTCCACCCGGTCGCGTCGCCGGCCGCCCAGCTCATCTGCTACACGTGCACGGCCCGGCCGCGAGTGGCGCGGACGAAGCTGGTGGAACTGGCCGAGCAGGCAGAGGCGCGCGGTCGCCGCGACGCCTACGCCTAGATCAAGCCACCTCCGGCAATCTCACACTGAACGGCACTCGGTACTCTCCGGGTAGGGGCGCGC